CACAGTGAAAGAACATTCCGACTCGACTATAGGAATTAAAGAATACGCTTGTACCGGAAACGGATGTGAGATCGTATAATATTTTATAACAAACTATTTACACATGAATGTTCAAAAAATTCTCAAACATAAAACAACAATAATCATAGGTTTATTGACCCTTATAGCCTTTATCCTGTTCGTTAATTCAGGAAAGGCTAGGGCAGCAGAACCATCGAAATCACAAACTAAACAAGGACAGTTAGGAACTGCTCTGGAACAAACAAAACCTGATACCTTAAATAATGAGGTACCTGTTAAAAGAACAATAAAAGATAACGACGTTGAATGGTTAGCAAAAAACATCTATCACGAATCAAGAGGACAATCTATTCGTGGGCAGTATGCGGTTGCTATTGTTACAATGAACAGGGTTGAATCGGGCAAGTTCCCCAACTCTGTTCAGAAGGTTGTAACGCAACCAGGACAATTCAGTTGGTATCGCAACAAATCAATAAGCAAAATTCGAGAAACTGATTCTTACAATATAGCTAAAGATATTGCTAGGAACGTTCTTGAGCGTAGTGGTTCTCTTTACACCGAGGTCCATAATAAACTTAAAGGCGCACAATATTTTCACGAGAAAAGCATAAAGACGCCATCAAGAAGGAGGGTAGTAATTCGAATAGAAGACCACGTATTTTATATATAGTAACAATGGGGGCTTAGCCCCCCATTTTTTAAGTAAAAATTTTGAAATAAGTAAAACATTATTATATTATCACTATGTTGAAAATTAAAACACTTGAAGATTTTATAGGAGAGATAGACAAAATAATGCATACTGAAGGTCTATCAGTGATGGAATCTATATGTGAGTATGCTGAAAAAAACGATATATGTTACAAGAAACTGGTGCCTTTTATTGAGGCGTCATATAAAGATGTGATTAGAGACGAGGCGGAAAATCGTAATATGATGAAGAGACATAATGCTAAACTCCCAATTTGATAATGTAGAGAGTTCTATATTTGTATATGAAACATACCAATCACTAAAATTACATTTCAACAATCTTAACTACGACTTCTTTAAGTATCGTGGTAAGACTAAGAATAGTGTAAAAACGCAAGAACAATCAAACAACTTCCTACACTCTAAAAACTATCCACTGTGTTCTACTATATCAAGGAGAAGACAAAAGAACAAACACGAGATAGTGGAGTTCTTGATTGCTAATCTTGAAAAGAATAACAGAATATGGTTGGATAAGTTGAGAGAAGGAGAATGTGACGATATCTATCTTCTTTGGAAGAAACGTCAGGAATCTCTTACGTACTTATTCATAAGTGATATAAATATCATAATGTCGGAGAAAAAGGCATTTAATAAATACTTCACTATAAAGAATGGATATTCTGATATACTAACCCTATTATTACACGATAAGATTTCAATAGAAACCGTTGTTATACTGGATTGGTTATTGAATTTTATAGGAGATGATATAGGTGAATCTAGTAAAGATTTCGTTTTATATGATATCAAGTTGAGGATTAAAAAATACAAAACAATATTTCTATACTATCACGGATTTAAAGATTCCGATAAGAAAAAGTTCAGAGGTATTGTAAAGAAGAAGGCAGACGAATGCGTAAATATATTGCCTTTCTGAAAATCAAATATATGACTATAAACGTGGTTTGTAGTCAAAGTTTGGAAAAGTAAAATACTTTATTATATTATTACTTATGAAAATAACAGTAGATAAAATTAGTCAGAGTCCCTGTACTCCACCAACGGACGTTACATACAGCGTAAAGATAGAAGATTTGGAAAACATAGAATCATCAGAACCTTTTGTCGATTGGTGTTTGTTGAAGGAGTTGGAAAATAGATCAGTTGAACATTTAAGATCACAGGTTTTATATATAATGAACAAGGTGGATAAATCGCAAAACAATAACACATAACAATAAAAACACAATAACTATGGCACAAACATTTGCAGAACTAAAAAAGAATCGTAAGAGCAATTTTGCTGACTTAACTAAAAGGGTTGAGAAGATTGCATCACCAACAAGAGAATCATTCGGAGATGATAGATTTTGGTCACCAACTATCGACAAGAGCGGTAACGGTTACGCTGTTATCAGGTTCTTACCTGAACCAGCAGGAGAAGATAGCCCGTTCGTAAGTTATTTCGATCACGGGTTTCAGGGACCATCTGGGCTTTGGTATATCGAGAACGATTTGACTTCTATTGGTAACGAAGATCCTTGTTCCGCTTACAATTCTGTTCTATGGAATAGTGGTGTTGAGGCAAATAAAGAACAGGTAAGGAAACAGAAAAGAAGACTACATTATGTTTCTAATATTCTTGTTATTGCTGATTCTGCTAAACCAGATAACGAAGGAAAAGTGTTAATTTAATAGCACCTTTGGTTAGTAATAGCCATAGCAAACCGAGAGAATTGCTGGGAAGTCTTGTTAGGCAAACTCTTTTATGAACCATTTGAACAAGAAAACTTTACGTAGGAATATAGATTATTATAAATAGATCAGTAAGAATATTTATTTTAATTTTGAATTTGCCTTATGTCTGAAATTTGTTTGATAGACGGAACAAACCATAAAAGTCTCATATCATTAAGAAGATATGTTAAAAGATTTGGTATGTCGCCAAAAGATTATTACGATACATATGTAGAACCAGGAGTCAATCATATTTGTCCTCTATGTGGAATGGATACACCATTCGTTAAAGGTAAATATAGGAGATTCTGTGACATTAAATGCTCTTCTTACTATAACGGTAAGAATTATAAACCGACATTTAACGAAATTTCTAAGAAAAAGATATCTGATAGTTGGAAAAATAGGGACCCCGATTGGATTATAAAAAGGAGGGAAACTATTGAAAAGAAGTATGGTGTGACATATACTGAATATAAGAGTAATCAATGGAATGTTAGGTTATCTAATATGACAGAAAAAGAAAGGGTTGAATTTTATGATAAAGCTGTATCTTCACAAGGATTTTCTAAATCCAGAAAGTTCAAAGAATATCAGTTAGGAGAAAACACTATTTTGGTTCAAGGTTACGAACCTTGCGTACTTGATATATTGAAAACTTTATATCTTCCTAATGACATAATTGTAGGAAGAAATAAAAATACAATGGTTAGATATATAGATAGTGAGAACAAAAATAGGCGTTATTTCCCTGATATATTTTTACCGGACAATGTGATAATAGAAGTGAAGTCAATATACACACTAATGAATAATTTAGAGGAAACTCTTATTAAAATGGATGCCTCGTATAAACAAGGATATAAACCAATATTAGTGGTATGGGAAGTAAAGTTAGATAAAGTAAATGATTGTAAAGAGAGTTTGATAGAGATAATCAGCAGCCGAGCCTGGAATACACCGGGAAGGTTCAACGACTATCCATTTATTGGAGTAGGGCATAAGCAAACGATGCTCGAAGCACTCGGGATCCAAATTGGATCATGATATAGTCTGTTCTGGTATGAGAATATCAGCTGGATATAATTCCGAGAATAGAATTGCGAACTATTCTGAACATAAAGTCCTATACAAATACGGAAAGAAGATATTCCAGAAATTGAATGAGGTTATGATTCCACAGTTCGAAGATGAGTCACCTATTAATCCTTTCGACCTTTGGGAAGGTGCGGATTTCAAACTTAAAATTCGTAACTTTGAAGGATATCGTAACTACGACAAGTCAGAATTTGCTACACCATCGCCATTATTTGATGACGACAAGAAACTTGCCGATGTATATGAAAAACTTCACAGTTTGAAAGCGTTCCTTGACCCAACAAACTTCAAGACATACGAAGAACTTGAGAAGAAGTTGAAAAAGGTTCTTCAGTTGGAGGATGACAACACACCTAAGAAGGAAGCAGAAGCGCCTGCATCATCACAGTCACGTAGAAGTGTTAGTGAAACATCGGTGAAGAAAGAACCTAAGATTGATTCTGCTTCAGACGATGATTCGGATGATACAGATTTCTTCAAGAGGTTGGCTGAGTCAGATTAATACCTAATAGGGGGCGGAGAAATCCGCCTCTTTTTTATAAAAAATAAATAGTAATGATACATACGTATATCCCATACGCACCCAAAGGAACAAATAAGAATATTGGCGCTGTCTATAATAAGTTTATGGAGATGATAGGAGATGACGATTGGGCATTATTTTTGGATGCTGACGCCACCTTCACTACACCAGATTATTATCAACAGATTGAAACAATTGTTGAGATAATAGAGAAAAAAGATTTGAATATTGGTCTATTGACCGCTTGCACGAATAGGATAGGTAATGCAGAACAGATAGTATTTCCTAAAAATTCACCAGAAGCATATAACCATGATATTGATTTCCACAGGAAGGTAGGCAAAGAAATACAGGAGAAGAATAGGAACACTTTGATAAAATGCAATGACCCTATTAGTGGTGTTGTTCTCTTATTACCTAAGAGGGTATGGCAACAAACTCCTGGGTTTGTAGATGGTTTCTTAAGTGTTGATAATCATATTGATTATGATATTAGGAAACTTAATTATGATACTGGCATAATGACGGGTGTTTATGTATATCATTGGTATAGGGCAGATTGGAAAGAAACCGGTGGTTTGCGCCCTACAGGATACGAATAAAATATACTTTATTTTCACTTTTTTAACAAAGATTGAATATTATTTTATATAAATAGAGTTATGAATGAATATCTATAACTATATTATGTACTATAATGACACACAAGAAAGTCCTCTTTATATTGAAGAGACGTGAAGATTATAACATAGCAATACACTCTTCGCACCCTGGGTTATCAACTGGATTGTTTAACTCAGCCACATTTATTAATGAACTCCTCAAAGAAAGAGGAATTGAGTCACATTTAGTAATAGTACACGACAATAACGATATTGACCGAGAGGTTAATAATTATAAACCAACTCATGTTGTGATAGAGGCGTTATGGGTTGTTCCGGAGAAGTTTAGTGTATTAATGCCTTTACATCCAAACGTAAAGTGGATTATAAGACTTCACAGCGAAGTGCCTTTTTTGGCGGGAGAAGGAATGGCATTTGATTGGTTGGGTAGGTATCTCGACTATAAAAATGTTATGATTGCTTGTAACGCACCAAGAATGTTAGATACACTTAAGATATTTCTTAAAGGGAAATACACAGATAAGTTCCTTAAAGATAAGGTATTGTATTTTCCTAACTACTATCCACAAACGTATAAGAACAAGAAGTTCAAGTTACAAGGAAGGCATATTGATATAGGTTGTTTTGGTGCAATAAGACCACTAAAGAATCAGGTAACACAGGCTCTTGCGGCACTTGAGTTTGCTGAACTTATAAATAGGAAACTTAAGTTCCATATAAATGTCGGAAGAGTTGAGATGAACGGTTCGCCTATACTCAATAACATTAGAGGGATATTCGATACAGTAAGAAGTAAAGGGCACCTGTTAGTAGAACATACGTGGACATCAAGAGACGAGTTTCTAACACTATGTGCATCTATGGATATCGGGTTACAGGTATCTTTTAGTGAGACATTTAATATAGTTGCTGCTGACTTTATATCACAAGGAGTTCCTTTTATTGGTTCTTCTGAAATACCTTGGTCGTCTGTTCTATTTAATGCTTCGCCAACAGAACAACATAGTATATTCTCTTTATTGATTATGACATACACATTTCCTGGACTTAACGTATGGATGAATCAAAACAACTTGAAGTCGTACACAAATAAGAGCGCGGAAGAATGGGTGAAATACTTTACTATATAATTAAAACAGAAAACAATGAAAAAATTTATTTTAATAACAGCAACAGTTTTATCTGTATTGCCTTCTTTGAATGCAATTGCGGAGACACGTCTAATTATCGACCCTATTATTAGGATAGGTGTTCACGAAGAAAATGAACGTAATTTTAGGATTGCAGAAGAACGTCATAGACTCGAAGAAGAACGATGCCGTGAGGAAAGAAGAAGATGGGAAGAAAGACTAAGATTTGAGGAAAGAAGAAGATGGGAAGGAAGAAGAGATCACGAATTAAACCGTAGAGATTATGATTATAGATACAATCGTAATGATTTACGAACTCGTGACGAAAATAGACGTTAATTTTTTACAAACAAACAATAAATCAAACAAATATAACATGAAAAAACTATTAGTATTTTTATTTCTCTTGAGTTCAGTATCATTCGTAGGTTGTGATAACAAACCGGAAACTAAAGTAGAGGAACCGATTACAGAGGCACCAGCAGTAATTGATGAATCTGATGCAACAAAAGTAAAAGAACCGACTTCTTCACCGATAACAAATCCTGATATTTCGAATATTTCGACAACAGCACCAGAAACGGTAGTTACACCGAAAACAGAAGAATCAGAAAATAACGACAAGAAATAATTTTACAAAAACAAACAACTAATAATAACCAATAACAAAAACAAATATATATTATGAAAAATTTCACGAAAGTTTTAGGCATTGTAGCAATGGCTTCGACATTATCTATGGTCGGTTGCGGCACAACTCACGCATCTGAAAACCCTACAACAGGGAAAGCAAGTATTGGATACCAAGGTGTTCTTGGTGGCAATCTTCTGAATGGTGTTAGCACAAGATACTGGGTTAACGACAATGTAGGTTTGGAAGGTAACTTGTTCTATGGAACTGCCGGAATTGATATTGGATCTAGTCACATCGGTGATGCTAACTTGTTCTTAGGAACAGCCAAGGTTCTTTATTCTCCAGTTGTAAAAGAGAATAGTAAGTTCTATGTAGGTGTTGAAGGTGGATACGGTTCAGTTGGATTAAATGACGCTACCCATTCACTTATTCCTGATACAACTATCTGGACAGTTGAACCATTAGTTGGTGTTGAGTTTGGTGTAAAGGAACTACCTGAACTAGCATTCAACTTCGAGGTTGGATACAAATTCAATCATGTAAATATTGACACACCTGATGAAGTCGATCTAAACCTTGATGGAGTTACCGTTGCTGTAGGTGCTCATTATTACTTCTAACCGAAGAAATAACACATAACAGAATAAAAGAGAGGCGCGAAAGTGCCTCTCTTTTTGTTTATAGGAAACTTCGGTTTTATAAATAGATGAGAAGCTCTATTCACTAAAAAGGAGAACAATGCCCACGACAGACGTAGATTTGCTTGGTGGTATCTACACAGCAATACTCAACTCCATTTCTATCCCTTATATTATATCAGCGAACATATTAATCTACCTTATCGTCAAGTTTGTTGACTCTATGAATAAGGATTCTATAGTTCCTTCTATAACGAAGAAACTTATTACTCTGATTGTAGTTCTTTTTGGTGGGTTCGTATTCAGTAAGATAGGAACAACATCAATGGAAACACTGATAACATCAGGGCTTATAGTACCATTCTCATACAAGTTCGTTATCAAGTATCTATTGAAAACATTCGGTGTTTACTACAGACATATTCCTGAAAAGACAGAAACGGAAGAACAACAGGTTGCTGATGACCTAATGAATAAAGACGATAACACAAAACTATAAAATAAAACTATATTATGAAAAAGAAACTATTGATTGTTGTTTCTCTTCTATTACTATCTTCTTGCAAGTCGCTTGACCAGGAGTTAGCAGTAGGATACGGAACAAACACGCTCACGAGAAGAATAACAACTGACGCTCTTATTGCCCAAAAGATTGACGTATCCGAAGCAGAAAAGGTTCTGAAGATAACAGATAATGCAAGAGCACTTCTGGATATCGGGTATAGTTTCAGAACTGCAAACACAGATTCTACAAAGTATTATTTACGTAAGGTTGATGGGTTGTATATTATATCTAATGATATTCTTGAAAAGAGGGGGTTAACAAAATGACAAAAGAACAGATAATTCAGATAGAGGCGTTAACAAGATCAATATTAGCGTCATTGGGTGTGCAAAGTGTAGTAATAGAAACAATAACACTTATAGCCCAATTAGCAGAATTGAGTGAGGCAAGTATATCCAAACTAATACAGGGTATAAATGAAGCCAAGAATGGAACCCTCACAGATGCAACATTCAAAGCACTACAGAACGATGACGATCAAGCAAGGGCCGCTCTTGTTGCGGCAATTGAGAGTGCTAAACTAAAACAAAAAACATAAGTAATTTATGGAATTTCTAACAAAAGAAAAACTTACCAAAATACTAACAGGAAACAAACATATTGATGAATGGTTTCTTGCTATAACAACTATCTTACCGAAATACGAAATAAATACCATTCTTAGAGTAAGCGCTTTTCTTGCACAGACTGCACACGAGAGTGCAAACTTTACCGTAATAAAAGAGAACCTTAATTATAGGGCGGCATCACTAATGACGGTATTCAGGAAATATTTCCCGACTATCGAAATGGCGCAGGCATACGAACATAAACCAGAGAAGATTGCTAATAGGGTATATGCTAACAGGATGGGTAACGGTCCAGAAACATCGGGTGATGGTTTCAAGTATTGTGGTAGGGGGCTTATTCAATTGACTGGTAAGAGTAACTATGTCGCCTTTGGTAAGAGTATAGGAAAAACGGCAGATGAAGTTATAGAGTATATGAAAACATCCGCAGGAGCACTAGAAAGCGCATTATGGTTCTGGAAACAAAATAGCCTAAATAATTATGCTGATGCGTCAGATATGAAGAGTATAACAAAGAGGATAAACGGTGGGTATAATGGTCTTGAGGATCGTCTTGCTCGTTATAATAAAATAATACAAATATTGGAGGCATAAAAATGTGGTTTATACACTTTCTCATACCAGATTCTTTTCTGAATATGGTTGTAAATGGTGTTATCATACTCGGTGGAGTAATGGTAGTCATTGCTTTCTTTCTTGAAAATAAGTTGCTGAATTTATTGCCACCAAATATGGCATTCAATGCACTACAACTAAAATTATTTCAGGCATTGAGTGTTGTGGTTCTACTTGCTGGAGTATATTTCAAAGGGGGTTATGGAACCGAAATGGAGTGGAGAAAAAGAGTTGCTGATGTCGAGGCAAAACTTAAGGTTGCTGAAGCCAAAAGTAATATTGTAACAGAGAAGATAATTATACAAACTAAGGAGAAGATTGTCTATGTGAAACAATATACGGCATCAGTATCAAGTGAGATAAATTCCAATCTTACAGAGATAGATAAGTATCCTATATCACCTGAAGCAGTAAGAATTTACAATAAGAGTGTTAACGGTCCGGAGGAAAAGAAATGAAAAAACTACTAATACTATTAGTAATTGGGTTGGGTGGATGTGCAACATCTGTTCCTGTAACTAGAAATTTCCCAAATCCACCATCTGATTTAGTTATGCCAAGTAAACTAAAACCAATGGATTCTACAAGCACGAAAATGTCAGACTTGTTGCAAAACGCTAATATGAATTACGGAACTTATTATGAAGAGAAGGCAAAAAATGAGGCGTGGATTCAATGGTATAACGAACAAAGAGATATTTGGAATTCAGTAAAATAATTTAATCTCTTTTCCAGATAAACCCACGATGTGATTTGTGTTTATCTGGATGATTGATACAGTCAGTTATATGGTGTATATTAAATCCTTCTTCTATAAGTTCCCAAGAAAATGATGACTTTATGAACTCACGAGTTATTTTATTATATTGGTTAATTTTCCCCTTATAACTTGGATTATTTTCTCCTGAATTAGTGATACTTACTTTAAGTTTAAATTCTTCTGTTCTGGTTTTTCCATACACATAGTTTTTTTCTCCTGAATTGGCATCACCAATCTTTTTTTTATGTTCTTCTGTAAATGGTGGTTTATTTTTAGCGGCATCACTCATTTTCTTTCGAGTTTCGTCGGAGAGTATACCTCTTTTATCATCGGTGCCTGTTAGGCAACAGTTTAGCCCTTTTGTTCCGATAACGTCATATTCTTCTTGGTAGTATCGTTCCCAAAGGTTAAGTTCTTCTTCTATACAATGGTGTAATATTTCGAAGATATGGTTTTCTTGTCCGTGTTTCTTGATGGAGTTGTATAATTTTGGTTGGGATTTACAATGCAAATTTTTGTATTGTTTATATCTTTTATCAATATCGACCGATTGCCCGACGTAGTATTTTCCTGAAGGTGATGTTATTAGGTATATTCCTGTATAAATAGATGAGCTGGACATAATAGTCTGTTAGATTGTTTGCAAAATGTTTAGAACCTTCGGGTGTTTCAGCACCGTGGAAGGTATTTTTTACTCAGTAAAATAGGCACCACAATATTATTCCGATAGATGCAAACACTAGAAATAGAATTATTCTAATGATATTTCTAGTGATATCTACCCTTGAAAATAACCTATCACGAAAATTATCAAAGTCGTTCATTACTCCATCCAGCTTCTCAATAAAACGATCAACTGGAGAGTCATCCTCTTTTTTCATAATATAGCCCATTTTTATATTATCTCAACTAAATGCAATGCTGTTACAAATATAGATATTCCTAAAATAACAGATATCAATTTCATTTGCATTTCAAACTTGCCACATCTAATAGTATGGTTTTCCTTAAGTAATTCTATATCTTTTTGTATATTGTTAAGTTTATTATCTATCCCAACATATATAGATTTAGCTGTATGCGAAAGTGCGTCTGGCATTATGTTATTTAATTTTGAATACTATGATTGTTAATAGACCGACTAGTTCTACGACTACGCCAATTAAAAGACCCCAGACCCAGAAAGTTAGGGTATCCCATTTCTTATCGAAACTCTGTTTGGTATTATCTATATCATTATCTATATCATCTATCCTATCATCCATTCTCTTTATTTCTCGGTCGTCGGACATTCTTCTTTCTTTGCATACCTCATTTGACGGATAGCTATCGAATTTATTATTTAATTTATCAACATCATTTTTTACTGATTCATATACCTTACTCATTTGTTCCAATATCCATACTTTAGATATTTCTTCTGACATTATTTCTCTGTTTTATGGATGTGTTATTAATGTATAGTTATTTATAAAAAAGAGTTTCTTACGCATACCTAGTTTGTAAATAATCCATATAAGTTCCAGCGTGAACAATCGCCTTGTATATATCGGTGTTATCGTTGGCAGCAGGATTACCACCTGACGTGGTTGGTGTGCCACCGGCAATACTTGGTGCGTTGATGAACGTATTTGAACCAGAAGAACCTCCCGAAGATGGTGCTGATGTTGAGGCTGATTGTGCAACCTCTACTGCTTTTGTATCACTTGATACTGTAGCACCAGAATCGTCTTTCTTCACAACAACATCACCACTTGACACGGCAACAGGTGTTGCATTTATGTTTGTTACATATACAGGGATAACACCAGATGTTCCAGTAACCAATGATGTTGGTTGTGACGGAACTACTTCGCCTGCTTTTGTTACAACGGATGTGCTAAGTTCTGGTTCTGATGGTGCCGCAACTGTTTCACTAGTTGATGCCGGAACAACTACACCGGAAGATGTTACTACAGATGAGCCAAGTGTTGGTGTGGGTGTTGATGTTACTGATTTTGTCGGAGTTGTCACTGTCGCTGTCGTTTCCGTTGTTCCTTTCTTTGGGGATTCTCTCTGCACACTAAGAAGCATTGCCTTCTCACTGGATATCCTATTCGTCACACCTTTTTGTACAGACTCAGAAGAACTAACGAAATTTCTCTTTACATTTGCCGATTTATAATCCTGTACCGTAGAAATGATCTCTTCTGGTGTCATTTTCTTTGGGTCTTTCCCTGATGACTTTATAGCATTTACCATAACATCGTGACCACCGCCATATTGAGTTCCAGTAGAAAACGCCATTTCCTGAATTGCCCTATTACTTGTATCAACACCGAGCGCCTTTAGTTTAGCTAACTGTGGTTGTGCGTGGGTCTTTCCTATGAAATCTGTTTGTGACTGACCAAAATTTTGATCTGATGATGCCAACGATTTCCATTTTGTGTTGAACCCCTCTGAACCTGGAGCAAGACCAGCGAACTGTTTATCGTATCCAGATGATTTTAGATAGGTGTTGAGTGTTCCTGCTTTTGATGACAACTGATGTTTTCCATAAGAAACTCCACCAGCGTCACCAGCACCAGAAGAAATAGTTCCTGTTCCCCTTCCACCACTCTCGAAGTGTTCTGATACAGCACCAACTCCTTGTTGTAATATTTGGGCACCCATCTGACTAGAGGCCAACTCTTGTACTTTTGCAGCAGCGTCCTCAGCAGGAGAGACTAATGCCTTTGCCCCACCCCTTACCTTATCAATAAGAAACCCCCAATCTGGAAACAACGATTTTAACCACTCAGCAATTTTATCTATCATTCCACTCATACCACCAGATGACATCCAATCTATAATACCACCAAACGCTCCACCAAGAACAGCGCCTATAATACCACCAACAGGACCACCAATATTATATCCAAGTTTCCAACCATCACCAAAGTGTTTGCCTCCACCAGAAGTGAAGAACCCTGATACATTACTCATAAGCCCACCGAACACTTTATCCATCCCTGTAGATTTACCAATCCAATCAATAATTCCACCAAACGAACCCCATATTAATGCCGCTGCTATACCACCAACAGGACCACCTATACTCATACCAAAATTCCATCCCTCAGATAATCTTCCTGTATATCCAGCCCATAATTTACCTATAAGTTTTCCAACCCAATTGAGACCTTTCGCTATTTTCTCTCCACCAATAAACCCAAGAATACCACCAATTGCGGCGCCTATAAGCCCACCCAATATGGCTCCAGGAATACTGAATATACCAACACCCATTATAGCACCTATACCCGCACCAGCGAGTGCCCATTTACCCATATTCGCAAATGCGCCGGCAATACCACTGCCTGTTCCACCTAAGAAACCACCAAGACCAGCTGATATCTTATCTGTTCCCCACTCACCTGCTTTCGTAATACCAGCAAACGCATCACCTATTGCCATCGCAACACCACCAGCAATCAACATCCAAGGTAAGGCGGATATGACGGCTGTCATAAATCCACCACCAACGGCTGTACCAATCGCCGTTGGTAGTATACTATCAAGAATACCTTCTCCTTGTTCCTTTTTCTTTTCCTCTGGCGTAACCTTTACTGATGTACTACCTTTTCCTGCCGCATCAAGCGCTTCATCAGCAGCCTCTCTTGCCTGAATTGCCTCCTTTTCTCTGATAATTTCAGACTCTTTGTTTGCCTCTATTTCTTCTTTCTTTATACCAAAATATTTCTTCTCAAATCCTTCTATAAGATTGTATAACTTATACTGATTATTCCTCTTGTCTTCCTCTACACCAAGATCTTTTAATTCCTGTCTTGCATCAGCAAGTTTCTCCTTATCCTCTGCCCTTGTCTTCTGCAATTTACTTATACCTTCCTGAATTTTGAATAAACCACTAACACCACCGATAAGATTACCAAGAACAGGATTCTGTTTCTCCACGAATCCCTGAACAACATCAAGAATATTATTTCCTTTAGCCGCAATATTCAATGATAGTTTTTGTTCTAAATCTGATACTGCCTTTCTTGCCTCAACGATATCCTTCTTAGAATTTTCTCTATCCTCTTTATTATCTTCTACTATTTGCTTTTGTAAATCAAGAGATTTTGTCGTCTTTCCTTTCTGTGATATACCACCGAATGCTAACGCGTCGATCGACTGTCTAGTTTTATCGTTAGATTCTAATAACTTTATTAATAGGTTATTAATGGAGTTCATCTCGCCGCCTATTTCCCTTGATATATTTTTTGCCATTTATATTATTTTTTATCTTTTTGTTCATCTAGCCATTGTTTTAGCTGAACAATATATATTTCTTTTTCCCAGGGTATAAGGTTGTCCATCTCGGTCAAACTCCAGTTGTAATGTTTCAACAACTGGAAATTTAGAATATAATAATTCTCCAAAGAATTATGACCGAGGGCTATGTAAAAAAATCATTTAGCCCCTCTAGTACAATTGTTTCCTCTACACCGCATTTTTTACATATCCATTTCGACTCGTGTCTTAATTTTGGTAATGTCGAAAAGAATTTCTCTATTTTTTCGAACTGAGTATGTGATAAACTATCAATAAATTCTTTTAGTTCGTTGGGACCACATTCTGATACAGGATATGTTTTATCGTTATCATATATATAATCTATACATCTCTCTATAATAGAAAATGCAGAACTTGCATTGAATTCACCAACTTCTTCCATTAGTGCTATTGTAGGGTACTTCATCACAACACCTATGCTATCAGTAAGTTGTATTTTATTTTTATGTTCAGGGTCCTTTAGGATATCAACACCAGTAAGGTTTACTTTTATTTCTTGTGATTGGTCACACCCTACGCCTTTGGAGTTTATGCCGTTTATATGTCTTACGTATAGAGATATTTCTTCTCCTATAGATTTTTCCCTAAGTCTCAAGAATATATACTCAAGATCGAATATGGCAATCTTTTCAGTATCAATACCTTTTACACATACCTTTATTATTTCAGTAATAGCATTAATTATCTCATTTGTGTTTCCACCCTCAAGAGCCATCAATAAAATCTTTTCTTCCTTTACTAGGAACGGTCTGTACTTGTACTTCTTACCTGTTGATGGTAATACTAATTCATATAGTGGTGTCGCAATTACTGGTAATGACATGATGTGATATATTATAGTTTATTATGATGTTTTTGTAAAAATTTATACTAATGCTGGTTGGTTTAATACAGAGATATTTTCCTTAAAATTCCAATATGCAAACCCAATAGTAACATAGAAAACCGATACGGTATCTTTTGTTCCCCAATCCAAATCTAATACTCCTACGGACATTGGCCATACATTGTTTAATACAACAGTAGATACCGCTTGCCCTAACTTATTATATACAGTAACTTCGGCATCAACAACATAATCGTTGTAATACCCAACAAGAAAGTTTGCGTTATCTTTTGATGGAATGCCAAAATTTACTATTTTCTGTTGCCACGCATAAAAGAATTTCCTTTCCCATAAGTTAGCCGAAGATATAACCTCAATACCCATATCAGTTGAACTATGTTCGTATGGATACTTTGTAGATACACCAGTAAGTGTTACTGGATTAGTCTGAATAGTCATATCTGGGAATTGCGCCTTCTTGGTGTGCATTGTTAGATCACGTATTATATCTGGGTTGGCGTATTGATTTTTTATGCACGTTGGTACTCTAGTCAATTTAAAATCGAAAAGAGATTGGTCGGTAAGCCCTTCTTTAAAAGAACTCTTAAAGTCTGATACTTTAAATATTCTACGAGTTTGTGA